ATGCTGATCAATGCCAAAGGCAGCGAGCTGCTCGCCCTGCTGGCCACCATCGACCCCGCCAGTCAGGCCGCTGGCACCGCCACCACCGGCTGGATTCCCGCCGCGCACCACCATGCGTTTCTCGCGCTTATCCAGACTGGCGTTCTGGGCACTGGCGCCACGGTGGACGCCAAGTTGCAACAGGCGAGCGACGCAAGCGGCGCCGGCGCGAAGGACATCACCGGCAAGGCCATCACCCAAATCACCAAGGCCAGCGGCGACAACAAGCAGGTACTCATCAACCTGCGCCCGGAAGAACTGGACACCGTCAATGGCTATGGCTTCGTTCGCCTCTCGCTCACCGTCGGCGGTGCAGCGAGCGTCACTGCGGCGCAGATCCTTGGCGTCAATCCGCGCGTGTTGCCGGCTGACAGCACCAATCAGGCCGCAGTGGCCCAGATCGTCTGAGCCATGCCACTGCAACTCGTCACCCCACCCGCAGGGGAGCCGGTCTCGATTGCCGAGGCAAAGCTGCACCTGCGGGTGGACGGTAACGACGATGACCTGCTGATCGGCTCACTCATCACCGCGGCCCGGCAGGCAGCCGAGACCCTGACCGGCAGGCAGTTGATCACTGCTCGCTGGAAGTTGGTACTCGATGCCTTTCCCGGGCCGTCACTGATGCAATCCGCTCTTGGCGCGTCATTTAGCTTGCCCGGTCACGCGATCCTGCTCGCCAAATGCCCGGTTCAGGCGGTGGTGAGCATCGAGTATCTGGACATGAATGGCACCACTCAGGTGATGCCAGCCAGTGACTATGTGCTCGATACGGCCTGCGAACCGGCACGTCTGACGCCGGTCTTTGGCAAGACCTGGCCGCCTACCTTGCCTCAGATCGGTGCTGTTTCAGTCACCTTTGATGCGGGCTACGGCGCTGCCAGTGCAGTGCCCGAGGGCCTCAAAAGCTGGATCAAGCTGCGTGTGGGCAGTCTTTACGGGCATCGGGAAGAGATGTCCGTGCTCTCTCGCGGTCGAATTGATCCCTTGCCCTTTGTGGATGGACTTCTCGACGGCTTCAAGGTGAGCCTCGTATGAGCGTCATCAGCGCCGGGCAACTGAATCACCGCGTGCGCATTCAGCAGCCAACCACGGTCAAGGACGCCCTGGGGGCTCCGACTCAGGCCTGGGCAGATGTGGCCACGGTCTGGGCAGACATCCAGCCGCTTTCGGGCCGGGAGGCTCGGATTGCAGACCGGGTGGCGGCGGAGGTGACGCATCAAATCACGGTGCGCTACCGACCCGACCTCGACGACCCCCAAGCCGTTGCTCGTATGCGTGTGCTGTTTCGAGGGCGGGTCTTCTCCATTCACGCAGCACTCAACGACGACGAGGCCAATGTCGCCGTCACCTTGTTGGCAACCGAAGGACTTCGAGATGGCTAGGGTTGAAACAGTACGCATTGAGGGCCTGGCGCAACTTGATCGCGCGCTTCGCGAACTGCCCCAACGCATCGCCAACCGGGGGCTGAGAGCCTCGGTCTATGCCGGGGCCAAGGTGATCCGCGATGAAGCCCGCGCTCGGGCGCCCAAGGCTGCTCAGTCGCTTGGCCCCAAGCAGCCGCCACCTGGAACGCTCAAACGCTCTGTGATCATGAAACACATCCGTGAGCTTTCCGGCGGTGGGCGCCAGACGTTCTATGTGCTGGTCCGCTATGGCAAGAAATATCGCAACCAAGGCAAGCGCGGCAACCTGTCGCAAGACGCCTGGTACTGGCGCTTTGTAGAGTTCGGCACCCGCAAGATGGCTGCCCGGCCCTTCCTGCGACCAGCACTCGAGTCCCGCAGGCGTGAAGCTGTAGACGCCATCAAGCAGCGCTTGGCCCAACGAATCGAGATCGAGGCGAAAGCCTTGAATGGGCGCTAGCGATGCAGGACTTTTATGACGCCATCAAGCATCTGGCCTCCGGTCAGGTGTTCGCCGTTGTCGCACCCGCGGACGCCCAGTACCCAACGCTGGTCTACACGCCCATTGACGAGGAACGGGTCATCGCACTTGACGGCCCCAACCCGCTCAAGCGCTCCCGGGTGCAGGTGGATGCATACGCCCGAACGCTCGTGGCCTGCGAACAGTTGCAAGACCAAGTGCTCACGGCCTTGCTCGCTGACATCAACACCGTGGCCGATGTGCGCATGGGCCTGACAGATTTCGGCCCTCAAGCCGGGATCTACCGGATCTCTGTGGACTTCACCTACTACCGGTAACGGTGGTCGTGCGGTCCTTTTTCAAAACCCACCTGGAGGCCTTTCATGCCTAGTACTGCGATCACCGCGCAGGGCATCACCATTGCCCGGTTCGGTACCACCACCTTTGAAACCATCCCCAACGTCGTGTCCTTCCAAGGACCCGGCGGCCAGGCATCGGTCATTGACGTCACCAACCTGGCATCAACCGCCAAGGAAAAGCGGGTAGGTCTTCGCGATGAAGGCCAGCTCTCGCTGTCTTTGCACTTCAACCCCGATGACACCGTGCATCAGGGGCTGCGCACCGACCGCGCGAACCGCACCCGTCGGCAATTCAAGATCACCTTCACCGACACGACCCCGGCTGCCACCTGGACCTTCTACGGCTATGTGACGCAGTTCAGCGTCCAAGGCGGCGTGGATGCGGTGGTCGAGGCCAGCGTCACGATTGAAATCGATGGCGATATTACGGAGGCATGAAGCGCATGAATATTCTTTCCAAAGAAGCGATCTTGGCCGCTGATGATCTGCCACGTGAGTCGGTCAGCGTTCCTGAATGGGGCGGTGACGTTCTGGTGCGCACCATGAGCGGCACCGATCGCGACGCCTTCGAGGCCAGCCTGCTTGAAAAGGACGGCCGCATGGAAAACGTCCGCGCACGGCTGGTGGCACTCACCCTTTGCGATGCCCAAGGCGATCGCCTGTTCGACGACGGCGAGATCTCCGCACTGGGCCGAAAAAGTGCTCGCGCGCTGGACCGCGTGTTCTCGGTGGCACAACGCCTCAACGGCATCGGCGTCGAACGGGTAGACGCTGCAAAAAAGGGCTAAAGGCCAACCCCTTTCGGCGCGCTGTCTTTCGGCTCGCACTCGCCTTGGGTATGCCGGTTCGTGAGCTGCTGGCCCGTGTGGGATCGGATGAGCTGACTGAGTGGATGGCCTTTTACCAACTGGAACCCTTTGGCGAGATGCGAGCCGATCTGAGAAGTGGCGTGGTTGCCGCGACCTTTGCCAATGCCCATCGAACCAAAGACGCCAGAGCGTTCACGCCTGAAGACTTCATGCCCTACATCGAGCGAACAACACCCAAAGACGACGCTCGCCTCAATGTCGCCCGCTTCAAGGCAATGTTTGCCCACAAGGTGAAAAAGCATGGCTGATTTGGGGTCTTTGGTCGTCAAGCTGTCGGCCGAGACTTCTGAGTTTCGGGCGGACCTGGGACGCACGGCTCGTCTGCTGGATCGCCATGCCAGCGACATGAAGTCATCCATGCAGCAGGTCGCCAGTGTGGCCAGGACGGCGTTCGCCGTGGTGATTGGTGCCACCTCTGTTGCCGCATTGCGGGACTTTGTGACCCACACGCTGGAGGCGGCGGCGGCGCTTCAGGGCTTATCGGAGCAGACCGGCGCAAGCGCTGCGGCGCTCTCAGGATTCGCACCGGTTGCGACCATCTCAGGCACGGCCATGGAGGCGATCGGCGCAAGTCTGGCCAAGTTATCAAAGGGGCTGGCAGGCGTTGACGACGAAACCGCCGGTGCGACCAAGGCACTCCAGTTCCTGGGGGTCCGCGCCAAGGATGCCAGCGGCAACCTGCGCGACCCCGCGGAGGTCATGAACGATGTCGCGCTCAAACTTGCAGCGTTTGAAGATGGCGCTGGCAAGACGGCCATCGCGATGGAGCTCTTTGGGAAGTCCGGGGCAACGATGCTCCCGTTCCTCAAGGATCTGGCGGAGAACCAGGACCTCAATATTCGGCTGACCGCCAAGCAGATCGAGGAAGCCGACAACGCATCCAAGGCCATGGCTCGTATGCGCGCCGAATCGAACTTTGTGGCGCAGACCTTGGTCACCGCCGCCATCCCGTCGATGTCGGTGCTGTTCCAAGAGCTCAAGAATGTGGTTTTGGGGACGGACAACGCGGTCGATGGAGTACAGCGCCTGCGCTCTGAAGGCACGCTCACCAACTGGGCAGAAAAGACGGCCTACGCCATCGCCGTGGTCATTGATGCTCTGCGAGGGATTGGTCACACCATCAAGTCGGTGATTGGCAGCTTTTCTGCTGTCTGGGCCGACATCGAGTTGGCCGGTACATTCCTGGCGGGTGGCAAGGGTCTCAACCCGTTTTCTGAAGAGAACCGCGCACGGCTGCAAGCAGCGCTTGAAAAGCGCAATGCCATCGTCGCGCAGGCCAATCAAAACTATGTCGACCTCTGGGACATGCCGCTGCTGGCCGATGCGGTCACACGGAGGTTCGAGGACATTCGCAAGGGGACCGAGGCGTCCAACGCCGTCACGCAAGCGGCCATGCCTAGAAAGCGCCTGAACTACAGCACGGCAACGGGCGCAGTCACTGCCAACGCCATGGCGGGCATCGACAGCGAGATCAAGCGCCTGCAGGGCCAAGTGGATGTGGAAAGCGCCATCCTCAAAGACCGGCAGCGAATCATCGACCTCTACGAGAGCCAGGGCTACATCAGCTTCAAGGAGGCGACCGAGGCTCGTCTGGCAGCGCAGGAAGATTTCACCGAAAAGCTTCGGGCACTGACGAACGAGGAAGAAGCGATCCTGCGCCGTGGGCTCGAATCGGTGGCCAAGACCACTCAGGACAAGCTCAAGCTGCAGGACCGGCTCGCGGAGATCCTCCTCAAGCGCCAGCGGCTGGAGCGCGAAGCCCAGCAGTCCAACGTGGAGCGCCAGATTCGTCTGCCCGGCGAGACGATGAGGGATTTAGCCGAGCAGGCGGCGCGAGGACAAAACGAGCTGCGGGCGATCGAGGAGCAGATCAAGACCCTGCGTGAGACGGGCGCGATCAGCGAACTGGAGTCCCTGCGCCGGTTGGCAGCCGCCCGCCGCGATAGCGCCACCCAACTCGCCACGCTGGCGGCTCAGGCCCGCGAATTGGCAGAATCAGCGCCGGGCAACGAAAAGCTGGCCGATGCACTGAAAAAGATCGAGGAATCTGCCCGTCAGGCTGCCGATGGCGCCACCTTGCTCAATCAGCGCGTCAAGGCGCTCGCCGACCCAGAGACTGGGTTTTCCAAGGGTCTGCGCTTGGTTGCCGAAGAAGCCGAGCAGATTGGCAAGCAGTTGGAGTCGGCCACGGTGCGCGCCTTCAACGGGATGACCGATGCATTGGTCGATTTTGTCATGACGGGCAAACTCAATTTCCGCAACCTCGCCTTGTCCATCATTCAGGATCTGATCCGCATCCAGATTCAGCGTGCAATCACACTGCCCCTGGCCAATGCAGTGGGCAGCTTCTTTGGCTTTGCCACTGGCGGCGTGATGACAGCCTCTGGCCCCATGGCGCTGCGCAGCTATGCATCGGGCGGCATTGCTAACTCGCCACAGTTGGCGCTGTTCGGCGAGGGCAGCAAGCCCGAAGCCTATGTGCCGCTGCCAGATGGTCGCACCATCCCGGTCACGATGAGCGGGGGCGCATCCGGAGGGGATGTGTTCAACATCTCGGTCAGCGTCTCGGATGCAGGCGCGTCCAGCCGTGGGGACGACCCGGGCGGTCGCGATCTCGGTCGAGCGATCGCCAGCGCCGTGCGCCAGGAACTGCTTGCCCAAAAGCGAGCCGGCGGACTGCTCGATGCTCGCAGGGCGGTGTAAATGCCGACCTTCACCTGGACCCCGTCGCTCGGGGCCAACCTGTCGATGCGGCCCAACGTGCGCCGCGTGGCGTTTGGCGATGGCTACGAGCAACGATTGGCCTTTGGGATCAATACGCAGCCTCAGGTCTGGTCGCTGGAGTTTCGAGGCCGCACCAGTGCCGAGGCGGCCGCAATCGATGCGTTCTTGCGCTCACGCGGTGCCGTGCAGGCCTTCGACTGGACCCCGCCCGGAGGGATTACTGCCAAGTTCGTGTGCGAGGAGTGGAGCCGTTCGGTGGATGAACCCAACATCGAATCGGTGCGAGCCACCTTCAAACAGGTGTTCGATC